TTTTTATGTTTTACACAATATTGCGAGTATACCTTAGTAGGTATACTCGCTATGCGCAATTAAGTTGTTCTAGAGGATTTTATGGTTTTTGAGAGGGGGACCAATCCCTCTCACTTATATGTCTTAGAGTTAAAAAAGTACCCTTCAAAATAGAGGTTAAATTATATACTATATCTATGGCAAGGTTTCATTTCTATAGAATTTTGAAAAGGAGTTAAGGTGAAAATGAAAACTACCAATTTCGATCTCAAAGGTGTATCTCTCATCACAAAGGTTATCAATCGTCCTGATTGTGCCATCATTGATGAGGCTACAGGTGAGCCTATTGCAAAGGACACCGTGAAGGCTATCGCAATCATTAGCGATAATTCAAAATGGGACTATCTCAATTCCCTTCCTCAGAAGTCCAAGCGTGGACGTAAGTCCAAGGAGGAAGACAAGGAAGATGAGGTAGTAGTCGCAAATCCAAACGAAATTGATGCTGAAGAAGATGGCATCAGTCTTGATGGCGATGAAGACATTGCAGAACTCTCTGAAGAGGATACTGTATCTCTCATTGCAGGCGAGCTGAAGATCAACGTCAAGTCGATCACAGCTCTTACCAAGAATGGTTGGTATGCAGTTCCGACATTCGATGGTATGCGTGAGTTCAGACCTCTCGTTGCAGAGCCTATCAAGAACGGCTTCCGTCTTATCCTTAAGAAGGAAGTTATCTTCTCTCTCGACAAGTGCCCGTTCCCCGAGAAGAGCAATTGGGGATACAATCCTTGCCCATTCATCAATGAAGCACTTGAAGAGCTGTATGGACGTCGTGGTCGTTTCTATGCTGCTGCTCCGTATCGTCATCAGAGGTTTGACGATATTACTCTTGAAATCAAGCAGGCTGTCAAATCTGCGGAGATGGCACAGAAGACCCGTATCAAAGTGGGTAACAACCTCGTTGCGGTTGTCTACAATATGAGCGGCAACATTGCTTTCAATGAGATGAAGGAGGCAGCTGCCGCCGATAAGGGTAAAGCCCTTAACGACACAAAGGTTCTTGATCTGATTGAGGATGAGTTCCACTTCATCAACGCTACAGTCGACGCGGAAGAGAACAACATCGATAAGCAGATTACAAAGCTTATCAGTAAGATCATGAATTCGAAAGAACCTGAGGAGGAAGTAAAGAACTTCCTTAGCAAGACTGCGATTCGTAAGTATCGCAAGGCTATCGGTTCCTCCGGCATCAAGAGCAACGCTGAAATGAAGGAGTTCATGAAGAACCATAAGCTCAACTACATCAAGACTTATGGTCTGTATACTCTCGTTCGTGAGTATCTGAACTACCTGCATATTGAGAAAGAAGCAATTGAGCATATGACTGAGCTCGTACACAGCCACAAGCTCTGGCAGAACTATCTCATCGGTATCCGTGGATGCGGTGAGGTTACTGCGGCTCATATCATTGCGAACTTCAACATCAACATTGCAGAGCATCCATCTTCCTTCCTCCGCTATTGTGGTCTTGATCAGATCATTGTCAAGCCTGAGGAAGGTTATGAGCCTACCAAGGATGACATGGTGTCTGAGGTTATGAGCCTACCAAGGATGACATGGTGTCTGCAATGGCTCTTCTCCGTCTTGATTGTGTTCGTATCACTCGTCGTGCACAGGCGTACAATCAGGATGATGCGCAGCTGTCTGAGAACTTTGCACGGTTCTCCACAGATGCTATCAGTCGGTATGATGAGTACACGGCAGTTAAGGATGCATGCACAGAATGCGGAATCGATATCGAGTCGGCACTCGTTGATCCGACGGATGAGATCAAAGCAAACATTGGCGAGATCATGCTGAACAATACTGTTCGTGATCTGATCCTCAATGTGTGCAAGAATCATGTTCTTGATCATGAGAATACGGTGAATGGAGTAACTATTCCTGTTATCCGTAAGCGTGCTCGCACGATGCGTGACAAGGAAGTTACGACATATCTCTCCAAGGATGGTACGATCAAGACAAAGGCATATCTCGGATACAATGCTCAGCTTAAGGGTAAGCTGATGGGTGTTCTCTTCGGTGTGTTCCTCAAGCAGAAGGATAGCTCCGGATATGCGAAGATCTACTATGATTATCGTGCACGCCTTGAGCAGCGTCCCGATATCAAAGCAAAGCTTGCTAGCGGTACTGGCAAGCTTCGTGTTCACAATATGGCTCGCCGTCGAGTGATTCAGGAGTTCCTCAAGGATCTCTGGCTTGCATGGCGCGCTATGGAAGGACTTCCACTCAATGGTGGAACTTATGAGGAAGCTAAGCTTGGTCACTATCATCGTCAGGGCAACCGTCCTGAGCTGCTGGCTGAGCCGAAGCGCCTCAAGAGGGAAGTAACCACCACTTGGTAACCTTGCCAATATGGACCAAGTAAGATAAAAAGGAGAATGGGTTTCAATACCCATTCTTTTTTTGTTTAACCATACAGGGGAGACACTCATATAACTAAAAGGGAGGTAAGAGGTATAATGGTAGGAACAGGTATTACCAAACGAGTGAATACTATATCCAATAACAGTGCTATATCGCTATCAGATAAGATGACTACAGCTCGTATAGAATTAACTGGTGTTTGTACACTAGACTGTAGGTTCTGTTATAATCATACACTTAAGAAGACTAGAACAAGACAGAAGTTCCTTAATAAAGAAGACTTCCTCTTAGTTGTAAAGACTTTAGATAAGATAGGAACTATCAAAGAGGTAGGATGCTTCTATATGGGAGAATCTGGTCTACATCCTAACCTTGATGAATATTATAAGATCCTTAAGAGTAGAGGATACTTTACTTACCTTACTACCAATGGGACTAGTATAAACAAGATATTGGATGCTATACCATATATAGACTCTCTAAAAGTATCATGGAACTACAGAGATCAGAAAGACTTTGTAGCGAAGACTAGATCAGATCCTGGGTTCTATGAGGTTATACAGCATAATATCAAAAAGCTGTACTTTATATCCCATAAGCATGGTAAGAAGCTGTCCCTATCTACAGTGGTAGACCATGGAGAGAAGCCAGAAGAGTATAGAAGTATACTCAGTACTCTTCCATATGATGAACACTACTACATGCCAGTACAGACACAGTGTGGTGTATATAAGAGTGGTAAGGGTGGAGTAGTTGGTGAGTTCTACCATCAGGCCTCTAAAATTCCATGTTGGTCTTTGTTTAGAGGATTCTATATAGACGTAGATCTGAATGTAAGAACCTGTTCTTATGGTCATACTGATGCCCATATATTGGGCAATATCAAGACAGGGTTTGATCTAGAGAAGTTATCTCTTAAGAAACAACACTTAGCTGGCATAGTACCTGAAATGTGTATTGAGTGTATTGGAAATCTAAAAGACTTATCATAAGATATATAGGTAGAGCTCTATGGCTCTACCTATCTCAAAATGTCTATTTCATTTATATACTATAACACTGTAGGAGTTGTTTCTCTCTTTAGTGGAAGGAGTCCATGTAAATGAAAAGGTTTTCATCAGCGGTAAGCAAGAAGAGATCTCAGGTTAAGGCTAAGTCTTATGCAGTGGAAGGGGTAAAGGTAAAAGTATGTAAAGACGTACTGGGAAATTGGGGATCTGATATCGACCCCTACTTTGTGATTAAATCGTTAAAGCATGATGCCAAAGTAGAAGACTACTTCGATCTCTTTCACATTGCTAAGGATGAGCTCAAGCATATTGATAATATCAAAGCAACGAACAGAGATTCTGACAATGGCAGATTCATGAGAGAGGTAGTATTCATTCAAACTCGCCTCAGAGAGTATATCAATGATATGATTATATACGGTCTGCAGAAGGGCTATCTTGTAAAGAAGCCTCCAAAGACTAAAGAGGAAACTAAAGTAGAGGAATCTACAGCAGTAGGAGCTTAAGACAACTTACATAGCCACATGGATACATGTGGTTATTTTTTTTATACTAGAATCCCCATAGAGCAATGAAGCTCTATGGGAATAATTTAGTTTAAGTCAGATTAGTTAAGCTCAGCAATACCGGTATTACGATACCAGTTCATCTTCCCACGGAGTACATCTCCTCCACGGGATCCATCTTCAGCCCAAGGATTGAAGCTCGGAGACTCATCAGTGCCGAGATACTCGAGATCCCAACGCTCACAAGTCGTACGAGGACCATACTCCTCATGCGGAGTAAGACCATCTTCGTTATCTGCAGCCTCACCATGAGTCATAACTCTGAGTTTGTCAATCGTGAGATCCCATGCATCTGCAAGAATGCATCCAACTTTAGCCATAGCCTCAATCTGAGCAGCAGTCGGCGGATACTCTCCAAGATCCTGAGTAGTTGCATTATATGCACAACACAGGACAACACCTACAGCACCGGTATTACGGTAGTAGGTGTGGGACAGACGCTCATTGAAATCATCTGTTGATACATAGATAGAGCCATCGCCAGTGATATTGATATGATAGCTTCCAAACGTTGCATTGTAACGACCAGCACTCCAATGAAGATAAATCTTCACATCTCTGTCTGCACTTCTTGCGCTATCCCAGATAGCGTACTTAGCATTAAGTGCAAGCTCCTTAAGCTCTTTATAAGATACTCTACGCATTACTACATTTCCCCCTTTTAATAGATTATACTATAGTCATACTCATCCATCTCTCCCCACATTGGAGTAAATGGAGGTGAGTTATATGCCAGCACCAGGAGGCAATACAGGAGTTATAACAGATCAGTTGAAACCATTGAAAGATATCAAATGGCCAGATCATGTGGTATGTACAGATATGAGAACTTTCAATGGTAATATGAGAGCTCAGATAGCAGGCATCCATTCTAAGAGTAAAGGATATAAGTCTCTTCCCATAGAGTATGGGTTTGTATTTACTAGCTCTTATCCTAACAAGGACTATATCTTTGTAGACAGATACCCTATACTTCCATATTGGAATAGAAGGTTCTCTCATCCATTCATGGAGAAGTTAGACTCTTTTGAGTTTACAAAAGCAGGTGCTACTCATACTATGGATGAGAAGGATGATATGCATATACACTATGTGGTAGAAGATGCAGCTAATAGCACTACTGGCTACCATATGGCTAATGATGATATCGTAAGAACGTATTAAGAAATCCCCATAGCCTTTAGTGGCTATGGGGAATAGTATTAGTAATCTACAGCTTCTTCTTCCCGCTCTATAAGGAAATTTTCTCCCTCATACTTGATAGCTTCAGGCTTAAAACCTTTTATATCGATATACTCTATATATCTGGTTCCTTTTCCAAGTACAAGTATGAATCTAGCTTTATCAAATGAAGTAAACCCATGAGGGAATGCTTCAGTCAATGCTGTTCTAAGATTCTTAGAGTTCTCAAATATCTCTTTAAGAGTTTCTTTAGAAGAGTCTTTCATCTTCTTATCACTCATAACCTTTACAGATACCATATCTAGTTACCTCCTCTATTATTACCTATGCCATACATAGTCGTTGTAACCGTTGTTGATTCTGTAGTAGAGTATATTCGTTACAGAATCTGTATCGGTATCTGCTTCTGCTATAAGTATTCTAGAGAAGGTTCTTTCTCCCTCTGCATAGAGCTTCTCTTTAAGAGCAATTGCTTTGAGCTCTCTTGTATCTGGATCTCTATCCACATAGATGAAGTTCTTAGCATTAGGAATAAGCTTGATAGGAATCGGGTTATTGGTCTGACTATAGTATCCACCTAAGAAGATAGCAGTAGATGGCAAGTACATAACCAATCCTGTGGAAGACTTCAACTGAATCTTATAGCGGTTATACTGTCCATCAATAACCATATTCTCATCAGTATACTTGTTTCCGTAGATATTCGGCATATCTAACTGAGTAAGGAATGACTGATATGAATGGTCTTGTCTATCTCCCTCAAAAGTCAATCCAAGCTTAGGTCCAGAATATACCAATCCTGTTCCAGCAGGCATTGCTTGAGTATAGATCTTCTCTTCAAACTTAGCTCCATCTCTCATATTCATTCCATCAAATCCATTACTGAATTCAACGTACTGGTTAGAGTAGTCTCTATTCGCATAATCTTTGGAATGATAGTAGAAGTTGAAGCATGCCTTGCTGTCTGATATGAATGTCATTGTTCTTACACGAGCAATATATTCATTATTAGAGGTCTGTATCTTCTGACACATAGACTTCCAAGAGTCAGAGTATTTATTTATAGAAGCTCCAGCATGGATACGGATAACGTTTCCTGTATTATCCATAACACCCATAAACATGAAGTTTGAGTACTGGTATGCTGCAGAATCATTGGTCCCATCAACAAATACAAATACAAAGTTATCTGCTACAGCATTATAGAATACTGTCACATCTTCGTCTGTATTGATCTTAGGGTTAGATACACCAGCAGATACAGCCTCATTCTTAATATTAGCAAGGCTAACTGGAATCTTCTTAATCTCTGTAGTAGAAACCTTGAAGTCCGTAGCTGTCTCTTCTTTGATATACTCTTCTACTACGATATTCCCATCTTTGATCTCAGAGTGGAAGTATCTAGCAGACTTATCAGCCATCTTACAAGAACTATCACCAAATCTAGTGAATACCGGTAATGGATCAACCTTGTAGTATGATCCAGGAGCTGGGAACAGTGTAGTTCTGTCTCCAGGATCTACAGTCCAATCTTTGATCCAAATGACACAGTCTCCATAAAGCATGGAAGAACAATTGATGAAGGTATAATCCCAAGCAATTATATACTTATAGAACCACTTACCCCATGGACATGCATCAGGGGTATTGATATACTCTTTCGGAATATATGGGTTATGAGTTCCCCATGTCTTATTATCTGGAAGCTCTTTCTGTATAGAGGCTTTGTATCTACGCATATTGTTGTTGTAGTCATTCATGTTTCTATACGTATTGTATACATTGCCTCTCAATGTATCATAAGATACAATCAGGTTATTAGCCTGGATATTCTCTGTGTAGAACGTAGACTCCTTATCCTTAGGATTGTATACAAAGTCTCCTAACTTCTGTAGGAGTTCTATAGGAGTCTTATCTCCAGACATTGTTCCAGTAGTACACTTCCAAGAGATCTTAATAGCACTAGGAGTTACTTCTGCAGATCTATTAGATGGAGATACCAATCCTATTGGTACGTATACCATATTGGCAAATTTCAAGATCATTACAAGAAGTTCAACTTCTTCATAGTATTCGCAGATGATCTGGAAACCCTTCTGGGCATTTGATATAGGAGTATCAAGATCATATCCAATATCACTTGCATTACCAAGAGCGAATGTATCTTGAATAGAGTCTGTAGAGAAAGAGCATACACTAGTATCACATTTCAACAGTCTCATCGGGTTATCAAGATACTGTGTATCTATAAGCGCATCTGTAGAATATTTATAGATACGCATAGCAATCAAGTGCTCTGTCTTGAGATCGGAGAAGTGATCAGTCTTTGAGAACGTTACAAGGGTATCATACTTAGCAAAGTATTTGATACCAACAGTCTTATTGGTAATATAGTTCTTCAAAGACTTGTATTCGGTCCACATACTTGGATCTTTGCTATACTTCGTCTTGATCAGATACCAACCTGTTTCTCCCTTACCTGGGGAGAATGTAACTTGTGTGACAATGTAATCATTGTCACAGGTCATGATATCAGTAATAGTAGATACCTTGCTACCACTTCCATCCTTAAAGCACTTAGGTGCTATAGGATTGTTGGAGAAGTAGAATGACTGTGTATCATTGGATCTTGTACCACAATACATGTCATATGGGACAGTATCAACACCGTTATTAGCAATGAGGTATACAAGCTCATTGTTATCAGCATCTGACGTAACCATACTCTTGATCATGTTGTTCATGAAGTATACTGAATAACATTCAAGGGTATCTTCTTGTAAGAAGTTGATCTTAGGAGCCAAGTTAAGGAATGTTCTCTTATCAAGTGCATCTTTAACCTTCTCTTCAATAAGATCAGGAATCTTGTCTACCTTCTTATCAACCTCATCAGATCTCTTATTGAGATCAGTGATACCTTCCTTGTTGGTAGCGATATTGGTTGTATTCGTAGCAACCTGTTCATGCACACTATCAATAGCAAGAGTATTGTAGTCAGACTTGATATTGAGATCAATGACATCGTTAGTCAGCTCTTTGACTTTAGTATTGAACTTATCTATCTCAGTCTTATTCTTGGCTATATCTTCCGTATGCTTAAGGGACTGCTCATTGAGCCTATCAATAGAACCCTTGTTATTCTTAACACCTGTATCGATATTAGAGACCTTATTCTCTGCAGCAGTAACTTTACCACTAAGAGTGTTGAGATTAGTCTCATTATCTTTAGATCTCTTATCAATACCTTTAATAAGATCAGCATCTAAGAAGTTAAGAGTATCCATCTTATCCTTAACTTGCTTGATCTTATTATCGTACTCAGCGAACTTACTCTCATGAGCAGTATTCTTAACCTTAAGTGTATCTATATCATTCTTAAACTCAGTAGCTTTAGTATTGAGCTTAGCGATATCATCCTTATTAGTCTTGATACCATTCTCATTGGTAACTACTCTGGATTCTAAAGCAGCTAACTTAGCCTTGTTAGTATTGATACTATCCAAGTTAGACTTTGACTGATCTTTGTTATCCTTAGTAGCAGTCTTAAGAGCCACTATATCAGCAATAGCATCATCCAGGTTATTCTTGATAGCAGTGATATTACCAGGATCTGATATATGGAGATTCTTGACAAGTTGTTCTAACTTAACAACAGAAGTCAATGCTCCTGCTACATCTCCCTTGAGTGTAGCAATATCATGTGTATTGACCGAGATATCCTGTGTATTCTTATCCAAACTCTGTTGGAACTTATCTAGTCTATTGACCATGATAGTATAGTTCCTCTGGAGAATATCAAGATTCTCCTGGAGGGTTATATGTACAGCCTGTAGACTAGGAGCTAATTCATACCACGTTATAAGGTGTTCAGGATCAAACTGCGCCATAATTCATACACCTTCCTCTTATATTGTAAAATGCTTACTGCCATGTCAAGAGATAGTATTTTGCCATACCCTCAATTTAAGTACAAATCTCTAATCCTAAAGTAAGCGATCATGGTTGAATCCTATAACATAAAATTAATAAATTCGCAATATTTATAGTGGGTCACTATCTCAGCAAATCTAAGTCAATAAATCTTCTATATCACGGATATGGCCAATCACTATATTTTTTATATAGATTAACAAACCCCTACAGTTAAACCCAACCTATTACATTACAAAGGGTGAAGAGGATTACCTCTTCACCCATCCCTTTGTCTTTCGTAAAGCTATTAGCACATATCTAATGGCAATCCAAGTCTATAGAACTCTATACCAGATACCACTATCTTAGAGTTTATCCTCTCTTCTGGTCCAGTATAGTCTTCTGCTTTGATAAGCAGATAGTTAGGGGTTATAGTCTGTAATAGAGACATATCCTCTGATATACTCTTTAGATAGTCTCGTATCTTCTGTCGTCTAGTTGCAAAGTGTGGTATTGCTACCTTAGTATGCATACAGGCCAGTTGGGATATATAGTTCTCCCTCTGATGCTTCATGACCATATCCCATGAAGGGTTATATATCACATATCCTAGTCTGATACCACATCCTAGAGACTTAGAATAGCTTCCTATGTAGAACTGATGGGTTAATGGTACTAAGTCATTATAGATCCTATTGGATAAGAACTCACTTATCTTGCCATCTTTGAGATACTGCTGTATCTCTTTTCTAAAGCTATTGAGTTTCATATTGGTATAGGCTTCATCAATGATCTTGATACTGTCATTATTAGAACAGAATGCATGAACCATATCCTTACTGGATACAAACTCTGTTGTAGAGAAGTAGTTGTTATATCCTGAAGTAGTATAGATGATACTTCCAGGATTGTCATATATTATATCATAAGGGTTTCCTAGAGAGAAGTTGGACACATTGCCATTTTCCTCTGCCTCTAAGAAACTAAGACCAGTATAAGTATACTCTATAGGATTTAGCAAGAATCCTTCTTGTTCGGCTATTATAGGAGCCAATCCCCATCCTGGGGTTCCATAGATAAACTTAGTGTAGAAAGTCTGCTCTCTAAGTATCAGTCTGAGTGCAGATAATACTATTCTAAGAGAACCTTCTGTTCCACTAGTAAGTATAAAGGTATTCTTAGGAAGCATATAGGTCTTGCTAAAGTTCTCGTATGCTTCCTCCATATTCGGATACTGGGTGATTATATCTGAATTGTTTTCGTACCTGATTACAGGTTCGTTTGCTACACTCCATATCCCATTACGCTCTATAGCTTTAGGATCATCTCGGAGTGTTATGTGGGCTTCCTCTTTCTCTTCTATCTCGTCATCCATCATTTTAGGTACTCGTCCTTTACTACATCCTTCATATAATCTAACGTTTTCTTAGGAAAAGCACAGACTTGTCTGGTACATTCACAATCTCCCAGACAATATGGATAGTATGAACAAGAGTAACAATCATACTCAAGTTTCTTTGTATCTAGCCTGGATTCTACCAGGTTATCGTCATTACATCCGTTTAGTGGGCATCCCTTATATAACCCATGGTCGTAAAGACTGAATACCTCATTGCTGCATTTAGTCTTAAAGATTGGAATTGTAAGCTTGGCAGAATCATAATATCTTTGGTATTGGTAGTTCAGTTCCCTTGGTATGATCTCAAAGCAATGCTTCATCCATTCATCTGATCTATCATACTGATCCCTCAACAGCTCTAGATCTTTGAAATCATTATACCCATGAACTACTCGTTCTATATTAATAGACTTAGCCTTTACTGAATAGGCAAATTCTAGCATTTCTTCAGGAGTAGAAGTTGAGACTAGGTCATCTGTAAGAGTCACAGTTAACCCTACTCGTATATTCTCCTTATCTAAGATATCCATATTTTTTCTGAAGGTTTCTAGGTAGTTAGGCAACCCCTTGAATCTATCAGTACTATAAGAAGTGCCTATGGATACATAATCCGTACTGTTGTCTTGTATAGTTCTAAGACACTCTATCTGTCTCTTAGAGAGATTAGGATAGAATAGGTTTGTAGATATACACCACATGCGCTTAGAATCCATATGTCTAGCTTCTGTATGGTTTATGATATCAGATATGATTGTAGGATAGATGAGTGGTTCCCCACCTATGAAGTTTATATACTGTGGGTTTACCTCGTCTATAGCATCCAATGCTTTATATAAGTCTATTGTAGAAGAATGTTTGAACTTCTTAAAGTTCTCTACGAACTTATTGAAGCAAAATGGGCAGCTTAGCATACAATCTTTGGTCACAACGATATAGAGTATTCTGTTCTCTTCGCTATGGATCACTATATATCACCTTCTTTGTAAAAGTAGTGTTTTTCATTTATATATTATAGCAGTAGAAGAAACAAAGTTTATATTAGCCACTGCTTAAAACAAAGGGAGGAGATTTTATCATGGCTAAACGTCGTATCAACTATGCAAATTGTTCTATGCTGTTCTTGATCCTTGCTCTTATTCTGAGCTTTGTATCGGGATGTGGTGCTCCTAAGGGGTTCATCCACATTGCAGAGAACCACTACCTCAATGCCAACACCGTTAAGGTTGTTGACCAGGGGACAATCAATGGCAAGCCCTATTGGGTAGCTACGGTAGAGTATATCGAGCTTAATCCCAAGAATGACACAGTCCTGAACAAGGAGGTTGTATGGGTTGCTAACCACAACCCGTATGCAAACACATTTGACGGTATGTACTACTACAATGAGAATATCGTCAATGTATTTGGTTGGGATCACACATCTAAAGGCTTTGCCCTTTATGATGCATTCGAAGAGCTGCAGGATGATTATATCAGCAAACAGCTCAAAGTCGGTAAGTAAAAGGAGTTTTGATCAACTATGAACAAGAGTCTCATCATCAAAATCCTCATCGCACTTGCGATTGTAGGTACCATCATCAGCCACTTCTGTAAGTACACTGAAGCGGCGGAACTCAAAGAGGCTGGATATGCCAAAGACATTGGGTATCCGACAGACTATCAAGCAATGGTATGTGGCGACAAATGGCTTGTTGTTGTCAATAGTATACAGAAAGAATATGAGTATACAGATCCCAATACTGGTGATTGGTATATCGCCGCAAAGGGTACCGTTATTGGCCGTACTGACGACTTTGTCGTGACATGGCATGTACAGAACTACGATGAAAACGGAAATATCTATACAGGAAAGGGTCTGCTTGTCAGATTATTCCTTACGGATGGCTCTGTGACGAACATTGAGCTTCCTAATGGGGAGTTCTACGACTATCTTGCTGCACATGCGATCATATATCCGTTCATCGGCAACCATAGAGTGCATAGGTAAAGTCTATCAATGGAAGAGGGGTAAATCATACCCCTCTTCTTTTTTTGTCTCTCGCTTCATCTACAAGTGCTTTGCACTTAGCATATAGATCTTTATCGTATAGGCATGGTACTAGAACACATCTACCACCACATTCTTTATAGTCATCACACATCAGACACTCATCAGCAACCATACAGTTATCATACATCTTCTCATATATAGAGCAGTTTACTGGGGTTGCATCTATATCTACAGCCATACATTCAGTACCATAATGACAAGCCGTCATGTTTCTTGTATAGATAAGCTCAAATGTCTGATTAGACTCTAGGTCTCTTAACTCTATAATCTGTCTTAACCAATCATGGAACTCTTCTTTGGTTATACCTAGATCGTCATAGTTCTTAGTATAAGAACCAGAGGATATAATGGGGGTATACTTATACTTCAATCCTAATTTGTTGAAGAGGCCTTGTAGTCTCTTAGCCCCTTTACGGATAGTAGGTTTGGTCAAACAACATATGACGTCTATGTCATCTCTTATATTGTTTCTTATATAGACTACATTCCTCATCCATCTGACAAGATTTCTTACACTGTTAAACCTCATTCCTATATCGAAAGAAGTCTTTAGTGTATATAGAGTACGTATAACCTCTATTCTATCCTCAGTTAGAGTATAGCATAAGTTAGTAGCCATCTTCCATCTTATCTTAGGAAAAGATTGTATTAAGTGTAATACTTTCTTTGTATGCTCATCTGTTATAAGAGGCTCTCCACCACCAAGATGGATCTCCTTTATTTGAGGATTAGACTCTATAAGATGATGGATCTTCTCGAAGTTTACTTCGTTATTCTTTAGATTGTCTCCCATACAACAGTGAGCACACTTCAAGTTACACCCATTGGATATCTTGATATCTAGATTCTCCCTAATCTTATAATCCATTTAGGGTATCCTCTTTCAGTTCTTGTTTGAGATCTTTGATTACTCTCTCAAACAACAATACTGGGAATGCACATACGTGGTTGAAACACTCACAGTCTCCACCACACCATTTGAACCAATTACACTCTAAACACTTAGCCATCTTCTTAGAGTCATCAACATTTCTCTTCTCTAAAGATGGGCAACCATACTTGAGTTTATCAGGATACAAAGTATGGGTAAATGAGCTACACTCTGTGTTATAGAATGGAGTACCATATGTAATAGAGTTCTTCACTAGATTATACAGATTGGTCTGCTCTCTAGGAAAGATCTCATAACAGGTCTTCATATACTTATCAGCTTCCATATAGAAGCCTTCTAGTCTATCTGTCTCATTCTCTAGTTGTTCTAATGGTAGTATAACCCTCTCAAAGATTAAGCTGTCTATCTTGGTAGAGATTCCATCTATATAATCTTTAAGAGCAATAGGATTCTGTTTGTAGATATGGTTCTCTGTTATGGTGATAAGGATGGAGACTCCTAACCCTAATGACTTTAGTTCACGTATATTGGATTTGAAGTATTCCTCTTGTGTAGCGTATCCTTCAAATCTATCATAGTTGTACGACGTACCAACTCCACCACACACTGATATTGCCTCTAGCTGTCTTTGTGATAAGTTCTTAAAGGCTAAGTTAGATTGTATGGAGAAGTCTATCCCCATACCCTTACACTTCTGCATGATTTCCAATAATGTATTGGGGTAGAGCAAAGGCTCTCCCCCGTGAAATACTACTGTATCATACTTACCTTTTTTGATCACATTGTATACCATATCTGGATCTATATGGGATACTTTGTCCTCTGGTATCTCATCGAACTTATCGAAGTCTTCTACAAAGTTTATATAACAGAAAGGGCATCTTAGTTGGCACTGATTTGTAGTAACAACATACAGTGTCTTCATTGCTCTCCTATCTTCTTTCTAACCTCTGTCTATTAATGGGGTAATGTTCTCTTCCAATATGAACTTAGCTAATGCTTTATTGAATTTGAATATACTCAATCCACTATACCCCATAGTGGTATACTTTATAGCATGAATGATATAACCCTTAGGGTCATCTATAGTGAGTATAGAGGATTGGAACAGATTGTTGTGCTCTACCAATATATTTGCTAGAGCTACTCTACCATGTTCTGTTTCAAAGATCTCTTTGAATGACTTACCTTCTCCATCTTTATAGAACTCATTCAGATAACCAAAAAGCTTATCAGTATCATTAGACTCATTAAAGTCTTCGAATATTAAAGTAGTTAAGCACTTCATAGCATCATAAGTTCTAAATGCATTGAGCTTAGCACATACCTCTTCTCCGATTAGTATATCATCATTCATGTTGAGCAGATACTCAGAGGGGATATACTTTACATGCTCTCTCTTGATACCTGGAATATGATCTATATTGGAGTCTATCTCATATGCAAGATCTACTAGACCACCACTGAGTACACATTTGAGTTCATCTATCTTATCATCTGGTATTGTAAGCAATGCATCCCAATGTTCTTCAAATGCTTTATAGTGGTCTAGCCAAGCAGTTGCTATATGTTTGATAGTATCATAGTTAGACAATCCAAGATAGTAGATATACGCAGATAAGATCCTTGTACAAGTCTCTATGCTATCAGGTACTATGATATTGAATGAATGGTATGTGATCTCATCTTCCTCTAGTCTATCGATCAGATATGATACCAGATCATGAGGATCTTTATACCACTCTATCTCTTCTTTGACTATATGGATTGGATAGAACTGATTCAGTATGTTATTGACTTCTACGAATGGAGAGGAAAGAAAGGTCTTAGTAAACAGGTTGATCAGCATAGTACTTAACCTCCCCTTCATAGTGATTCTTGTTATAGTCTTCCAAGAACTCTTCAGTGATATCAGACTTTATACCTCTAAGTATAAACTTCCTCTCTCTAAGAAGATTCATAAGGTTCTTATTAAACAAGAGGTAGTTGAATTCATCATTGAAGCACATATTGTTCTTATCATTGATGAACTCTTCTAAGGTTATAGTATCTGATACATAGCGATCTATATTAGCCAATCTACTTACAAGCTTATCTTCTTCTATATACTTCTTAAGCATACTATTATAGACCTTAGTAGCATACTCATCATATCCTACATGGTTTATCCAATACTCTAATTGGAGTATACCATAGTTCCAAGGTATACTCTGAGGAGCAATAGACCATGTACGAGGTTCTATCTTAACAAACTTAGCATCCGAAAAGTTTGGTTGATAAGTCCTGCAACAAAGAAGACCATATAGTTTAGAATGGTTTATGATAGACTCATACATAGGATAGTCTAATCCCATTCTAAGACAGAATCTCTGTAAAATGGGATTAAACATCACATCTTCTACTTGGAAGAACTTTGTATTAGTAGGAGAGTTATTCTCATACTCTTCCATATGTTTTAGTGGTGCATCTACATCATAATCATTGCCCAATAGATCTGTAGATACCTCATAGTTGCACTGTATCTGTGATGGTACAGAGCTATCTATAATGAAGGAATTCTTAAATATCCTTGCAAACATTACCTACCACCTCGGGTTTCTTCTCTCTATTCTTCTTCTTCCATTAGTTCTCTAGATTTCTCAAACATTTCTTTTGCCCACTCAGGATCTCTTGCCATCTGATTGTGCATATATATCATCTTATATGGAAGATAAGTATTCAGCATATAGCTGATTGGAGTGCTACCAGAGAATACTGGCATATCGAACTCCTTATACTTCTTGATATCATCAAGCTTCATCTCTTCATCCAGATGATAGATGTATCTGGTAAACTGAGTAGCATTTCTGATATTGATGATATTATGAGAGATACCTGTAGCCAGTTTGATAGGCTCCAGATTCTCTATAGTATTCTTCAACTCTTCATCTTCTGGAGTAATGATAGAAGATATGATCTTATGCATACTAAAGAAGTATGAATGGATCTCTTCTATCATATCTTTATACTTTTCCCTTATGGATTCTATAAGCTCTTTAGCCTTATCATCTACATATGATACTCTGTCATCTCCCTTAAATAACAGAGTAACGATGATCTCATTGAAGTTCAAGATATTGATATTTCTATCAGTCTTCATGTACTCAAGAAGAAGAGCTTCTAGATCCTTGTATTCTCCAGTGATTACCATTCTAGATATACCACAGTTGCAGCAATAGTTGATCATCTTAGATGGAGATTCAAAGTTACAGTCAGTATATTTGATACCAATGATGGCACCATCTTTAAACTTAGGAAGATATTCTGAAATCTTGTCTTTATCCAATGGAAGTTTATCTAGTTCCATTATATTAGGGACGTATGGCTGGTTCATAGCACTAATCCTCCTTTTACACACTTTAGATACTTACCATCTTGCACAATGACAACTACGATGGCAGTTATTATGACAAGTTACATGGTGAATATAGTCTACTCCTCTATTATTATTGGTGACATACATCTTGCTTATCAGACGCTGTAGATGATAGATAGAGATAAGCTGATCTTCATGTAGCTTACTCTCTGAATCTACGTTTTTATACAGACCCTCAGACGTGGTTATTGGGGCTGTAAGTCTCTTATGCTGCCACACATATTCTACTTTGAATCCATCTCCAGCAGACTTAGATATATCTCCACCTGGATCTGCCCAATATGGCCAGTTATTCTTGTTATTCTGCCATGCATGGTTAAACCACTCAAACACATTGACTGTTGTGTACTCAAACATCTTAGTTCCTGTAGAGACTAAGAAGTTCTTGATATCTGCAACAGATATGATCTCTCCCGGTACTGGCATCTTTGCTTCAAACTTATGATTACCAACACCCTCATATAACGAGTTATCTGCAGGATCTATGATCTTCTGCACTTTGATATTCTGTTTACCCCTAGGCATGTTCTGGCAATTACCATTCCATCCCTTACCCATACGCAATCCAGCCATAGGGATAGTATCTCCAACTTTCAGCGAAGAGCTATTGGTCTCCCATCCATCATAATAGCTGGCATGCTGATGGTTATGGGCATACCACATACGTTGGTTCTTAAGAACGATCATTCTAGATCCATCATCAAACACTATAGTTATCTTGTTTTTATAATTAGGCTCTGATGGAGTCATGAATGTAACAACAGCTTTCATAAAGTCTTCAACTGTTATAAGATCTCCAGGCTTGGCATCTATCTTGTTAGCCACTTCTAATCCCCCTTCTTAATTAGGTTACTATAAAGTCTCGAGTTGCGATTTGAAGTAGTCAAAGGTCTTGAACAAGAAAGCACAATGGTTTCCGTATCTCTCACAGTCCATTCTACAGTATTTGAAGTAATCACAATAGATACACTTCTCTTCAAACTTCTTCCTTCTGCTTCCTTGAGGTACATAGCATGGACAAGTAGTTTTAAGAGTCTTAGTTATAGGATCAAACAACCTCGTATTACTATCTTCACATACTGTGCAGTGTAGAGTCATACCATTATCTATAGCCATCTTCCAGTTAGTAGATAAGATATTCTCTATATCAGGTTTGGACTCCAGTAGCTTAAAGCATTCTAGTATAAACTCATCTGCTTCCGCATAGTATCCAGATAGATCCTTATTTGTTACTAGAGACACTGTCTCAAAGTTTACCCCATTAACTCCTAGATACTCTAACTCTTCTATCAATTGTTTAGGAGATGACTTTTTCAGTGTATCAAATGTAACTGTAACGTTGGCATCTATATACTTCACATTTGATACATTGGATCTGATATACTCTATATTATTCTTAAGCACTTCTATATTTGGTGTATCAGATCCTGTAGGCTCTATACTTCTATCATATGACCATGTAGTCTGTATAGCATCCATATACTTCAGTACTTTAAGTATTCTATCATCTATATCCATCATTAGATTAGTAAATAAGGTGACTCTCCAATGGATACCATGATTCAACTCATAGTAGTACATCAAGTTATATATAAGCTCTGGATATAATAAGGGCTCTCCACCAGTTATAATAACCTTACTTGGTTGGGTTACATCTATAGCATTTATAAGATCTCCAACTTGTACTGGCTCTGCTTCTTTACCCTTGTTGTGTATATAACAGTATGAACAACCTAGATTACATTTATTAGTTATCTCTAGAAACAATGTAGGGTTATACACTTTCTCCCTAAATTCGTCTTTCATAGTGTTTTAACTCTCCTAATTCAGGCTGTATGGCCTAAAATAACTCATATTTGCCAGTCATAATTACTTATTGTGGGATACATCAGTATAATATTTAACGCTTAGGAGGGAAATATATGGCCTCTACCAGTTCTCGATACAAATTCAATCCAGAAGATAAGATAAACTGGGAAGAATTGGCACCTAGTTTGCAAGATAAATTCAAAGCCCTTTGGAACTCAGTCAATAATAATCATCAGTATCTTGGAGACCGTATTGGTGACGTAAGACTTACTGTAGGGTTTGACCCACCATTAGATCCTATAGAATACTGTGAACTTTGGTTCGATACCAGTATTATGGCTATGAGAGCATATACTGATGGTAAGTGGACCCTCACTTGTGCAGGATGGTATGGTAATAGCACTAAGGACGTCACATCTACTGATGAAAGTAGATTGAGTTCTAACCCAAGAACCAACTGTCACTGCTATATGGTTGACCATAAGGGTTTACAGGGGGATGGATTCTGTCATTGTAAGATGCAGTTATGGGATTCGAGTACGGTTCAGATAGGCAAAGCATCTAAGATCTCATTCAATAAACTAGTAGAGGTTCCTTATAATGCTACTGACAAGTACAAGTGGATTATTACCCCATCTGCCCCAGGTGTCATTATCCAGACACTGAATGGGTATAGTGTAGATAACCAGAGTAGTTATCTGATCATACCCAAGGATTCCCAGACCAAGGTACTCAAGAATGGAGAATATGTACCATACTGTGATTTCCCTGAACAGTTTGATCCTCTGTTTGATGATCAATACCTTACCATGTTTGCATTGGATATCAAATACACAATAGACGTAGTCTTTGCAGATAAGGTTAAGTTCGGTGGTATAGTTGGTAGATTGGCTCCATACTCTTCAGGTCCTGTAAATATCAAACTGCAGGCTCAGAACGATAGTAATTGGATCACTATTTTTGAGATAACCCTTGCTGGTAATCCACAGTATGTCACTACATGTCATAGACACTGTCATTGTGCTAGATGGTAATAGGAGGTGTATCAGAAGTGGCATTCAATCCAGAAGATATGATAAGATGGGAAGAGCTATCTGATAGCCTTCAAGAAAGATTTAGAAGAATAGAGGCTGCCATAAATAATAGCGCTAAGAAGTTTGATGGGTTAACCAACAACTATCGAATCACTATATCTCCTGAACCTCCTCTATACCCAGAGAAAGATAGAGACGTATGGTTTGATACCAATATCAACACCTTCCGATTCTATACAGATAAGGGTGGAGCACCTGATGATGGCAATACACAGAAACAAGCAGCATGGGAAATAACTCGTGCTGCATGGTATGGTGGACATAAGTCAGATCTAGTACATCCTGCTATACAGGCCCCTACAACCCCATATTCTAGACTGAAGTCTATGATATGGATCTCCAATATAGCAAAAAATAATCAGTATACGACTAAAGATGAACTTCCAAGAATCTGTATGTATACCATTCCAGAAGATGGATGGTATAGAATACAAGATCATTCTGCTCTGTTCATTTACAATGCTCAGTATAACTACACCCATGATGGTGGTCAGCTGAGAGTAGATATGGTAGTACAAAGGAAAGATAACGGATATAAAGAAGAGACCCTATATACTACTACATATGACTCTCAGTCTAAGTTTAGGGCATATATGAATCAGACAGATTCCTTCCCTGAGTTTAAAGTACAACTCAAGAAGGGAGATAGATTGTTCTCTGTAGCAACTACTGCTAGAAATCCTCAATCTACAGATGGATTTGAGATCACTCAGATCTCTAGCTTCTATGTGTATAAACTAAACTATGGATCGATAGATACTCAGGTTGGTAATGCAACTCATGATAAGTATGATAAGTATATCCCATCTGACACGTTGAATCCAAATAACAATACAATCAATACACCTCCTGTCGAGAGACTTCCTATTCCATATATCAATAAGATCGGTGGAGTATTTGTACCTGGTACTGATAACCTTAGTCCAGTTAAGGATTATGAGCAGGCATATAGAGCTGCTAAAGCAGGTTCTGGATCTCCTTCTCAACCTGGTTCTGGTGGGGGAGGAGCTGGATCTGGTAGCGGAGGCTCTCCCTCACAACCAACTCCTCCACCTAAGCCATCAGGTCCTGTAGAGCTTACTCCAAGAACGACTATTATCAATGCATCTAGCACTATACAACCAGGAGAGTTCTTTATTGAAAACAATATAGAATACCAGAGATACAGAGAGTCTGTACCATATAAAGCGTGGCCCCATAAACAACGTAGAAAATGGGTAGATAAAGTAATAGCAACAGGAAGGACATTCAAACCTGGTACTACAGGTTGAATAGGAGGGTAGATATAATGGCTTCAGAAAGACCTTCTACTCTACCTGCTAGAGTAACAAGAAACTTTAATACAGAAAACCTTATAAAGTTTGATGATCTCTCTCCATCTCTACAGCGTAGATTCTTAGAGTTAGAGGATGCTATTAATAACAATAACACTCAGTATGGTAATAGGCAGAACAACAAACGTATCACCATAGATAAGTTTCCTCCAAGTAATCCGAGGAACAATATAGATATATGGATAGATACCAGATATAGATGCCTTAGGGTATTCTCAGAAGACAACTGGGAGTTTACAAGGGCTGCATGGTATGGTGGAGATGACTCAGGCATAGTATTGCCTAATGAACAAGATCCAGAGATACCAGATCCTAATAATCCAAACCTTCCTTCTAATAAGAAAGAGTTTGAGTTCCTGTCTGCTACTATAACTAAGGGTAATATAACGGTTAAGTATAGTGATGAGGTTATGGGCAATGACTATAGCTATCAGTTCACTGGCCTTAAGACTAATAAGGTTGTTATCTCATGGGAAACAACTGGTGGTAAACTTACAGGAACTTCCGCTTATATCTTAGGAGTTAGATATCCTGACTATAAGGAGAATGGAACAGCTATTCAGTATCCTATCGGATTAAGCACCCAATCAGGACAAGAAGTTATCAATATGAAACCTAAAGAGCTTTTAGTTATAGAGCCAGACTCTGCTAAGAGAAAGTTAGCTCATATCATTCCAGTTAACTTCAGGCCTGCTCCAAGTAGTACTACATACTTCCCTGGACCATATCCGTATCAGTACAATGAAGCTGATGGAGCAGTATATGGTGCTACAGGAAATCTTCCTGATAAGGTTAAAGACTATGCAGAGATTCCTGATGGGGTCACTATAAAGATAACGGTTAAAGTCACAATAGAATAAGATATAGAGTATACCCATTTGGGTATACTCTCTTATATTGTCTTTCTTAAACTAATGGAGCAGTCATAGATACGATATCTACATACATACCATTCTCAAGATACTTACGAGTTACAGTCTCGCTAATCTGTTCAACTCTAATGACTTTAGAGTTGTTGATATACTCGTCAGTATTCTCATTAGTTTTCTCTGTACTCATTCTTCATCATCCCCAATATCTTCTTCATCTCAGAACAATAGTTAAGTTCATCACCATTGTCTTTTACTTCTCTTATATACACAGCACAAGAGTTGCACATACCAAAGTACTCACACTCTTTACACTCTGTTCTTATAGAATAGTACTTGGTCCTAAACTTATAGCGATTATACTCATCTCTACAAATATCATACCTAGAAGAGATCTCATCTTTATCTAAGTATGCTAGGTTAGGGCAAGATACTATCTGACCATTAGTAGTTATAGTACTCATATTAGAGTAGCAGTATCTATCTAGATCACACATGGTCATAGGTAACCCATTGAAGAATCTATGGAACTGCATAGAGTCATCCATTAGTATAAACTTACCATACTTCTGTATTAGCTCTAGATATCTAGAGAACAGTTTATATCTAGGATAGTAGGTCTTCTGCCTACCATAAGTGACTGCTTTGTTTATCTTGCAATCTACTTCTAACTCTAATGCTAACTCTATAGCTTTCTCTAAGTATTGTTCATTATCTTGGTCTACAACATAGATGAATGATGGTCTATACCCAATATACGACAAAAAAGAATCAGAGATCTCTCTAAACATCTCTTCATCGTATACGATATACTTACCTTCTCTTATATAACCCCTCTTATCCCCATATTGGAAAGAGGTTATAACTCCTACTTCTTTCTCATTGAATAGACCTATCCACTTCTCTGGATGATTGTAGAAGTCTAGTAGGTTGGTAGTAAATGACATAGGTACAAATCTCATCAGATCTGTTCTACACCACTCTAGTATATCATAATAGTATTGTGGATCCATCATCAATGGATCCCCA